AAGGGGGGGGCTATGTGCGTGCACCCCAACGCGGTCCCCCCATAGAAAATTTGCGTTTTTGGTGTTGTATGGTTTACGGTGTGTGGTGATGGAGGTGTGGTTATGGATTTGAAGCGTTATGATGAGGTTTTGGGGATGTATTCGGCTGGTGTGTTGTTGAAGGACATATCGGTGAGGTTGGGTGTGCATGTAAATGTTGTGCAGAGGTATGTGGGGGAGGGTCGCCGTCGTGGTGATGTGCGTGCGTCGTATCGTCGTGTGCCTGGGAGTAGTGTGCCGAATTTGGTGTTGTATTTGTTACAGGAGAATGGTGAGATTAGTTGGGATGATTTGAGGGTGAGTTTGTGGGTTGTGGACCAGGATCGTCCGAGTACGTGGAGGACTATTGTGAGAGTTGCGATTGGTGATTTGAGGAAGCGTGGTTTTGTGATTGAGAGTGATCGTTTGATTAATGGGTATAGGTTGGTCAAATGAATTTTGATCTGAAGAAGTTTTATAAGTTTTGTTCGCAGCTTCAGATTGAGACTAAGGAGCAGGGGTTAAAGCGTCTGGATGCGTTGTTGGGTACGCAGACGTATGTGATGGATGAGATTGCGCGTGGACTTGAGGAGGGTGCGCATCATTATGTGATTTTGAAGGGTCGTCAGTTGGGGATTACGACGATTAGTTTGGCGTTGGATTTGTATTGGGTTTTTACGCATCCTGGGTTGGGAGCGACGTTGGTGACGGACACGGAGGAGAACCGTGAGATGTTCCGTTCGACGTTGGGTATGTATCACGAGCATTTGCCGCGTGAGTTTAAGATTCCGTTGGAGGGGCATAATCGGAATCAGTTGATTTTGAAGAATCGCTCCCGGTTGTTTTATCAGGTGGCTGGTTTGCGTGCGAAGGGGAGTTTGGGTCGTGGCAAGGCGATTACGTACCTTCATGGCACGGAAACATCCTCATGGGGTGATGAGGAGGGTTTGGCGAGTTTGTTGGCTTCGTTGGCTGAGACCAACCCCGACAGGTTGTATATGTTTGAGAGCACGGCGCGCGGCTTCAACATGTTCCATGATATGTATGTCACGGCCAAGCGTGCGCGGACGCAGCGAGCGATTTTTTGTGGCTGGTGGCGGAACCAGTTTTATTCTGTCGAAGCGGACACGCCCGTGTACAAGACTTATTGGGATGGTCGATTGACGCCTGAGGAGCGTGAGTGGACGCGTGAGATTAAGAAGTTGTATGGCGTCGAGATTAATTCTCGGCAGATGGCGTGGTGGCGTTGGAAGTTGGCGGAGGGGATACGTGATGATGCGTTGATGTATCAGGAGTTCCCGCCGACTGAGGACTATGCCTTTGTGATGTCGGGTAGTTCGTTCTTCAGTAATGCGCGTTGTACGGATGCGGTGAAGGATGCGAAGAAGGAGGTGCCGGCTTATTATCGGTATGTGATGGGTGCCACGTTTGTTGATACTCAGGTGATGAAGTCGAATGAGCGTTTAGCGACGTTGAGTGTTTGGGAGGAGCCGGTTGACACGGCGTATTATGTGATTGGTGCTGATCCGGCGTATGGGTCTTCGGATTGGGCGGATCGTTTTTGTATTTCTGTTTATCGTTGTTATGCGGATGGTATGGAGCAAGTGGCGGAGTTTGCCACGCATGAGTTGAATACTTATCAATTTGCTTGGGTGATTGCGCATTTGGCTGGTGCTTACAAGAACAGCACTTTGAATTTGGAGGTGAATGGTCCTGGGCAGGCGGTGATCAATGAGTTGCGCAACTTGAAGCGTCAGGCTGCGGCGTTGGGTGGTCACCAGGGCAAGGACTTGATGAATGTTTTGGCGCACATGCAGAATTACATGTGGCGGAAGAATGATACGTTGGGTGGGATTAGTAACAGCATTGGTTGGTTGACGACGGGTCCGTCTAAGGAGCGGATGTTGAATTACATGAAGGACTACTTTGAGCGTGGTATGATGCGCGTTCGTAGTCTGGATTTGATTGATGAGATGAAGTCTATTCGGCGTGATGGTGGTTCGATTATGGCGCAGGGGCGTGGGAAGGATGATCGTGTCATTGCTTCTGCGTTGGGGTGTGCTGCTTATGCCGAGCAGATTTGGCCGCGTTTGGTTCAAATGAAGGTGACGCGTGAGGCGTCGCGTGCGTTGGACGAGCGGACGCCGGAGCAGATACAGGGTTCTCGTACGGTGAGTACGTATCTCAAGAGGATAGGATTTGGGGATGCAGCAGGATAAGTTTCAGCGTTATTTGCAGTTGGCTCGTTCAACTGTTTATTCGGAGCCTGAGGAGGGCAACTTTCACAATGCGCTTATTAAGCAAGCCGTGTCGGAATTTATCCCATTATTCCGTTTGCCGGATACTCCCTTCGTGCTTGATGCGGGATGTGGCCCCGGGGTCTTCATGGACGAAATGCGGAGTGCCGGCTTTTCCTCTCTCTGGGGAGTGACGTTGAGTCAGGACGATGTGGATGCGTGTCGCCGGAAGGGGCATGGGTGCACGTTGGGTGACATTAGTGATCTTGATGACACGGACGACTCGGTGGATTTGATTTGGTGTCGTCATGCCATTGAGCATTCGGTCTATCCGTTGTTCACGTTGTATGAGTTCAACCGAGTGTTGAAGATGGGTGGTGGTTTGTACGTGGAGGTTCCGGCCCCGGCGTTGCCGCGCAGGCATGAGTGGAACCCCAATCACTATTCGATCTTGGGTGTGGACATGTGGGCTGCTTTGATGCAGCGCGCGGGGTTCGAGATTTTCGATGTGCGTGAGATTAAGTTGAGTTTGCAGATGGATGGGCAGTCGGTGCCTGAGGTTTTCCTGTCGTTTCTGGCGCGCAAATGTCGGTCTATAGCAAGCGAGAGTTGAGGGAGCGGCTGCGTCGGTTCATTGAGGACCGGAATCGCGGCATTTCCATTCTCATGTTTTCGGAGTTAGCGGGGGTTGGGCCGGAGTATTTGCGGAATGTGGTGACCAAGGGGGAGGGAGACTTTTCTGAGGTGCACCAGATACGGCTTAGTCGGACGTTGCAGGCGTGGGAGCGTGGGGAGATTGCTGTCATGCAGGGGCGTAATCAGGTTAAGTTTGCCGAATACCGGGCGCAGCCGAGGTTGCGGTTGGCGCGTCACTGGGGGTTAAGGGTGACGCCGGAGGGTTTTAAGGTTGATGTCCGGGTGAAAAACCGGGCTGACTACGGTGAACCAACGCTTTTGGAGCAAATGGAGGGACAAAATGGCGGTAAAAAGGGACTATAAGTGCGAATTGCACGGGTTTTTTGAGGCTTGGGAGCCTGTTTGCCCGCATGGATGCTCTGAGGGCATCATGATTGTACATTTACAGGCGCCGGCGTTGATGTCGGACCGGACGAAAGGCACTGACGGCACTTTGAAGGGGCTGGCCAAGGACTTTGACATGACCAACCTGAAGTCTACCCGAGAGGGTGAGCATCAGGAGGGGTATTTGACTCGGAACAACCAGCCGCCGCCGCGTCAGAGTCCGAATGGCGTGATTTGGGGTGGTGGTGCGGGTTACAACATGGCTTCGGTGATGTCTGGTCAGGCGGTCAGGTCCGTGCGTGGAGAAAGTGTTGGCTTTAACCCCAAGGATGCTGGTAGGTTGACCGGGCCGAAGCCGGCTTCCTATATCGCAGACCATGAGAATCTGAAGATCAAGCCATGATTATACCTTCCGACCCCGTTGATCGTGAGACTTTCTATCTGGACTTGATTAACAAGTGCTATGTCTCGCGCGACGAGCGTCGGTCGGACTACGCCAGCTTGCGGAGTTATTACTTGTTTGGGTCGGGGCCTGAGGATGCGCCGGCCCTTTACAACAAGATTTACCCGCACATTGATCAGTTGACCTCGTTTATGTATTCGGCTGACACGACGCGGTTCAGCATTAGCCTGGGGGCGTCGGTGCATGAGGCGGAGCACGCCAAGGTTCCAGTGCTGACGAGTGCGTTGAATGACGAGTGGAACAATTCAAATGCGGATCAGGTCTTTGGCATTGGGCTGACCTGGGCATTTGTTTACAACAGTTCTTACATTAAGTTGGTGCGCCGGAAGAATACGATCACCCCTTACATGGTGGACCCGGGCGCGATTGGTGTGTTGCGTGAGGACGTTATGTACACGGATCGCCAGGAGGCGATGGTGCATACGTATTACATCACGCGTTCTGACTTGGCGGCGCGGCTGTATTCGCATCCGAAGCGAGCGGACATTATGCGCCGCGTGACGGAGCAGAAGTACCAGCCGCAGGAAATGCCGAATGGTATTAATAGGATCATTGTCAATGCTGTTGATCCGACCATTTACGGCAATGTGAATTTGGATTTGTCGGGCTACAACCGCATGAAACCGCAAGTGTCTGAGGACACTATTGAAATGCGGGAGTTGTATGTCTGGAATGACGAGACTAACGACTATCAGGTGGTGACGATTGCCGAGCCTGATGTGGTTATCTATGATCGCCCTAACGAGTCTATGTTCATTAAGGGCGAGTTGCCATTTATCCAGATTTGCCCAAACCCAATGCCGGATTATTACTGGGGGCAGTCTGAGGTTAGCCGTTTGGTTTTTTTGCAGGAGATGCGAAATAAGCGGATGGCGGAAATCCTTGATTTGCTCTCGAAGCAAGTCAGTCCGCCCACGGCTTTGACGGGTTTTACCGGCATTTTGGACGAGAAGAATTTTGCGTTGAACCGTGCCGGCGGGTTGTTGTCGTCTGACATGCCTAATGCCAAGGTTGAGCGTTTGGCGCCTAATATGCCTCAGGACTTGTTTAGGGAATTGAATGAAATTGATGCCATGTTTGCCGAGGCGTCAGGCATTTCTTCGGTCTTGTCGGGGCGGGGTGAGTCGGGCGTTCGTTCTCAGAGTCACGCATCGCAACTCGCGCGGCTGGGGTCGTCCCGCGCCAAGAAGCGCGCTTTGATTGTTGAGGACGCCCTGGAGAAGATGGCGACCTTGTATCTCAAGGTTATGCAGCAGGACGATACAACTGCATATCGAGACAACTATGGGATAGATTTTATCCCACAACAGTTTACAAAAGACTTTGTAGTTAAGGTAGATGCCCACAGCAATTCCCCTATTTTCATGGAGGATTTGCGGTCATTGGCGTTCAACTTGTTCAAGGCCCAGGCGATTGACAAGGAGAGTTTGCTTGACTTGTTAGAGCCTCCTATGAAACAGTTGTTGAAGGACAAGTTGAAGAAGGCTGAAGCGTGCGCGGCGGTTAAGCCGTGACTGAAGGGGGTGATCTTAGATGTACCGTGCGATGCGCAAGGCTCGTAAGACCCGTCGCTAATATGAGGTTTTCGGGGGCATCACTCTGTTCGGAAAGGAGGATTTGACATGCGTCGTCGTGGTCGTAAGGCGAAGCGGTAACTAATCTGCGGGGCGAACCCGTTGATTCCGCTGTGCGCCGAGGGGACGCACGTTGTAAATATATCCCCTCGTTTGCTTTTTTCTGGACTAATTGCTTAATGGGTTGTTACTTAGTCGTTGGAGGGTTTGAATGGCTGGTCCTAGTGATCGCATGATGGCGTTGATGGCGCGGGGCCAAGGTGCTTCGGCTGACGCTATGCCTGCCGGCCCTTCGCCCAATGATGGTGTGACCCCGCCGATGGGCGCTCCGATGATGACGCCCGAGCCGAAGATGGGCGACAAAGAAGCTGCGATGATCAATGTTGGTCTTGCGCTGGATTTGTTGGAGCAGTCTTTGCCGGCCATTGGTTCCAATTCGCCTGAGGGCAACAAGATTATGTCAGCCGTGCGTGCGTTGACGGGCATGATTCAGCCGCGTCAGGCCAAGGTTGACCAGTTGAAAAACGCCGAGATTCTTCAGTTGCTCCAAAACCTACCGCAGTTGGGTGGTGGCGCTCCTGAGGCCAGGGCAATGATGGCGGCTCCGCCGATCCCTGGGCTTGCGCCGGGTGGTGGTCAAGCGCCTCCGCCTCCGCCGATGCCGCCCGCTGGCGGTTTAATGCCGCCTCCGGGTGGTCCAATGCCGCCTTCTGGCGGCGCCATGCCTATGTAGGAGAAGTAGTATGGACCTTTTCAAGCCGCGTGGCGCCGCGCATGTTCGTCGGCCCACAGACAACACTCAAGCCAACGGTCAGATCATCAACACCCCGCGTTATGCGGAGATGGGTGGTCTTTCTACCGCTGCTAAGATTGGCAGCAAGAACAAGATGGCCATTAAGCCGCCCGGTGACGGCAAGAAGGTCATCTAAGGGAAGGAATCGGGGACATGCCCTCTCTAGAAGATATGGCGCCTGAGGCGCGAGATGAATTGGCTTTACTCGCGCGTCGGCTGGCCGAAAATCCGGCAACTCGCAAAGAGTTTTTGCGTCTGACCAAGAAGGCGACGCCTGACCTACCGATCCCTGAATTGGAGATCGAGGACACGGTGTATGCCGCGACCAATCAGGCGCACGCTCGCGTGGAACAGCTTGAGCAGAAGCTGCGCGAGAAGGAAGCCATCGAAGAATTGAACCGGCGTCGTCAGTCGCTGGTCAAAAAAGGCAAAGTTTCTGATGAGTCGGAGATTGAGCAGGTCGAAAAGATCATGCTTGAGCGCGGCATCACAAATCATGAAACCGCTGCGGACTTCCACAAGTGGATGAACGAGCAAGCGAAGCCGACGCCTTCTACGTTTAGCCGTAATGTGCTGGACGACACGGCGCGCAACACGCTTTCTTCGTTTTGGAAGAACCCGCAACACGCGGCAAGAGATGAGGCGAGCAAGGCTTTGATGGAGTTGAGGAGAAATCCTCGTCCTATCGGACTTTGATCGTTTCTACGGGGACGTAATTTTTGCTTCGGAGATAAGCCATGCCTATCGGTGGTGGTATTCTTCCGGCGACGGGTAGTACGCAGTACACCGAGTTGACTTATGTTACTCGGCGCGCATTTATCCCGAAGCTGGTTGTACAGATTTACAACAGCACGCCGCTTATGGCGGCGCTTATTGCCAATAGCCAACAGGCCACGGGTGGTGTGTCCTCCGTGACTGTGCCGGTTCAAGGCTCTCAGTTTGTGAACGCTCAGTGGTCTGACTACAGCGGCTCCTTCACGCAGCCGTCTGTGCAGCAGGGCGCTTACAAATGATGGATGCGATGGCGACGGCGCTGTACACCAACACGACCAACACGCAGCAGTTCACTGGTCTGCCGGCGGCGGTTGATGATGGCACGGGCACTGCGACCTACGGCAACATCAATCGCTCGACCTACACTTGGTGGAAGTCGAAGCAGTATGCGGCTGGTTCGGTGAACCCGACCCGTCAAAACATCCTCCAGTACATCTCCGGTACGGTGAAGAACGGCGCTGAAGTGCCGACCTTTGGCGTGTGCGGCTTTGGTACTTGGACCCTGCTCGCGCAGGATTATGTCGGCCAGGAACAGTACGTCATCACCCCGGGTTCGGGCTTTGACGGCGATGCCAATGGCCCGCAGTCCGGCTTCCGCGCCCTGATGGTCGCTGGTGTGCCGATCTACCCCGATCCGTACTGCCCAGAAGGCACGGTGTACTTCCTGAACACCAACTACCTGTCGCTGTATATTCACGACCAGGGTTCGTTTGTGTTCACGGGCTTCGAGTCCACCCTGCCCAACTGGCAGATTGGTTATGTTGGTGCCGTGCTCATGATTGCGGAATTGGTCAATACCAAGCCCAAAGCCATGACCAAGGTCACTGGCTATAACAGCCTGACGATTTAAGGAGGATTGACCTATGGCTCTCGGCCTTAACAAAATCCTCGTTGCGAACACCTCGGCCAATACGTCCGGTGGTTATCTTCAGCCGGTCAGCGTTGCAAACGTCGGGGCGGGTAACGCCACTGCGATGTCCAACGCGCAGTTCATCCCGGCTGGTACCTACCTGATGCTGCCGGCGGCGAACGTGACGATTGAAGTCAATAACTACACGGGCACCGCAAATAGCTGGTCCACTCTTCTCGCCAACAACACTGGCGGGGTGCTGATTTCTGACGGGTTTAACGTGCGCGCTAACGCGGTCACGGGCACTCAGACGGTCACGCTCCTCACTGTGAACGGCGGGCAGGCGGCTTCCGGCACCTACAACTCGTAAGGAGGCGTAGGTATGGCAAACGGCAACGCTGTTGGAACCAATCTCCCGACTTCCTTTGGGCGCTATGTCCTGGGTGAAGTGCGCGGGGTGTCGGTTGCTGCCACTGGTAATGCCGTAGCGACCATTCCAATTCTGTTGGGTGGTCTTACGGCTAACACTGGCTGCTACATTGTCCGTGAAGTCACGGTAATGAACGCCAACAAGAGCATCGCCACGGCCAACGTCATTGTCCTCACTTCAAGTGATGGCAATACGTCGAACAACGTGTCTAACGCGACTGTTTTGTCCAATGTGAGTGCTGCCACTACCAAGTGGCAAGACCTTACGCTGGCCGCTTCGGCTGCGACGGATGCGTACACGGCTGGTGCTTTGTTTGTAAAAGTCAACACGGCGGTTTCGGGTGGCACCTGTGACATTCGTGTTGTTGGGACTCCGGTGAACCTGTGACCGATACCGTTTATGTGACCAACGAAGGCGAAATGTCCCTCACTGATGGGTGGGATGGCGTTTCGTATGTCTTTCAGCCTGGGAAGACGGTGCAAATTCCGGCTTTTGTGGCGGGTCACATATTCGGGTATAATGTCGAGGATAAAACACCGCATGTGATTAGGCTTGGTTGGGCAAAAACCACCAATGACATCCCTAAGGCGATGGCGTGGTTGGAGAATTTTGTCATTACAACCGAGCCTCCCACGGTTCGTCGCTCTGTGTCCCCGGAAGCGACGGACTCCGCACAACCTCCTCCGGCGCCGCAACCGCGTCGGGGGAGGGGAGTGGAAGCATCAGCTACTATTCAATGAGGTGCGTGAATGGCTGTTACATTAGCGCAGTACATCACGCAGTGCCGGCGGTTACTGCATGACGCAAACGCTAATTTCTGGTCGGATCAGGAATTAACGGATTACATCAACGACGCGCGTAACAAGCTGGTGCGTGATACCGGGTGCTTGCGCACGATCCAGACTAGCGCCACGGTAACCAATCAAGAAACATACACGTTTGCATCACTGCCGCAGGGTGATCAAACGATGGATATTATTAACCTTAATCTCTATTGGGGTAGCACGCGTATTCCGCTCCGGTATTTGCCGTGGACGGACTTCAATGCGCAGTTGCGTTATTGGCAGAATTACTATGGTCGCCCCGTTGCTTACAGCATGTACGGGCCACAGACTTTTTATCTCGGCCCTGTGCCGGATCAAGTTTACACGATGGAATTGGACACGGTGATTGAGCCGACGGCGTTGGTAAACGCTACGGACACCGATACCATTCCTGATATTTGGACTTCGCCTGTTGCGTTTTATGCGTGTTATACGGCCAAGTTCAAAGAGCAGTCGTATGGCGAGGCGGAGATTTTCAATCAGCAATACATGAAGAAGGTGCAGAGCGTGCTTGTTGGCACGATGACGCGCCGGATGCCGACCCCGTATAGTCAGGCGTACTAATCATGGCGTCGCCGGAGCAGCGCAAACAGTATCATATCTCCAAAAATTTTAAGGGGATAAATACTCAAGCTAACCGCACGGCTATTGATTCGGACGAGTTCGCTTGGCTTGAGAACGCACAGCCTATCGGTTACGGCAACGTCAAAACCGTGCCGGCTCAAACTACCGTCCAGGTGTCCAGCGCAAACTTGGTGTGGAGTGGTACTGTTGAGTC